GTGATGAATAGCAACTAAACCCCTAACCACCTAATTAAGCTCCTCTTCTGGGGCTTTAGGTGGTATATAAACAACATTAACAGGAGTTAATAAACATGAATAAAAAAGATTATATAAATTATGCTTATGATTATATGACTAATGAAAATCATATATTGGATAAAATGGAAGACTGGACATTGGAAGAGTTTCAAATATATTTTGGACATGATCCATTAACCGGCTCAAAGCTTAATAATTATGTGTGTGATTGTTGCGGATCTGATGATATAAAAAGAATAAAAGAAAAAGAGAATGAATTAGATTGTTATTGTAATAACTGCAAAGAATATAATTATATTGTTTACTCTGGTTGGATTAATAAAAATATAGGGGTAACGGAATGAATAAAAAAGAAATAATACAAAGACTAAAAAGCATTGAGCTAACATCTGAGCATATTATGAATGAAAAAATTGATATGTTAGAAGTAGAACTTGAAGAAGAGGGATATACAGAGCTTACGAATAACGCTGAAGAGTTATCAGAGTATCTAGGTTTTTTATCAAAAGAAGTTGAAATGGCTGCTGATGTTTTTTTAACAATACGAAACATTATTAAGGAGAATGATATAAATGAAATTTTAAAAAAAAATCGTGCATTTATAAAAAAACAGAATTTGCCTTTATTAAAAGACAGATTTGCCTTTATGGAGAAACGCAATGAATATTAAAAACAGCTTAGAACTTTCTGAGATAGTAAAAGAATTATTAAATTTGCCCGAATATAAAAGAAAGCAATTAGCATTAATTTTAATCGGCTCAACGCTTACCGATTTGTCAAAAAAAGAAGCGGAAACAGTAACAGAATGTTTTATATAAGGAGAAAGACAATGAATAATAATTACACAATTAAAGAGGTTTTGAGAGTTGGTAACCCGTTAGATGATGGCGGTAACTTTGAATGTAATAAATGCAAGGAGTCCGGAGAAATGACCTTTGCACCTTATCCGGCTAATGATTGGAATTGCGGACATTGTGGAGAATGGCAACAAGAGGAGAAAGACAATGAAATTTAAAAAAACAAGAAATGAAAGAAAATGCTCTAATTGTCAAAATAAAATAAATAAAGGCGATAGGTACGGACAAACAACCAAAAGCATACCAATGAAACAAACATGTTGGACTGTAGATAATAGACCTAAAGAGGAAATCCCAGAATGGGCATGGGAGACTGTATACATTAGAGAAGAATCTGATTGGTGTGAACCTTGCGGGATTAACAAAGACAAAAAAAATAATGCTGATATATGAAAAAACAGTATTTGCCTTTATGAAAAAACAGTATTTGCCTTATTTCATTACACGTTTAATTCTTCTTTGAAGCTCTTTGTTGATCTCTTTATGAAGATTGTTTTTAACAACTTTATGAGATAGGCCGAACCAGTCAATTAATTTTTTATGTTTAATAAAAGGGGTAAAGGCAACTAAAAGGTCTAAGCCCTCTTTGCCCTTGCTCCCTTTTCTTTGCCATAAACCATAGACGTTAGAGCCCTTACCGGATGGTTTGCCATAAAAGGTTGAATTGGGTTTTGAACTGGGTTGGTTACTTTTATCTATGTTTTTAATAATCCCGCTTTGGGTAACGATATTACCAAACATATTTGCCTTTTGTCTTCCATCCCTTGTAGGTGATGGGTATTTTGACCGTCTGGCGGGTTCGTTATCCCCTGTATACATATAATAGAGAGCGTTTGTACTACCCTTTGCAATTGAAACCGTAGCTTTTAAACCGCTTCTGGTAGCCTTTGCGAATTGTGACATCTTGATTGATGTAAGAGTTGACTTTTTAGGTGACTTTAATTTTTTAAGTAATGTTTGTCTCTGAGCATTAACAACAACGGCGGCCGTCTGGTTTATTCCCTCTTTCATTACTTTCATAAATGTTTTGGTTTTTAAAATATTTAGTTTTTTTTGTAACGCTTTTAAATCTGTATCAACTTTTATGTCCATGTTAAATTTGCCTTAATTATAAATTTGCCCACGGGCTTTTATTGTTAAATTTTAATCCATTTTCATTTGCAACTTTTAAAATTGTCGATTTGCTTTTTCCCATACACATGGAAATTTCGCTTAATGATTTGCCTTTATCTATTTGCCTTTTTAGATTCGTTAAGTCGATTTGCCTTGATGTCTTCATACTATAAATTTTCGTAGTATTCGATAACATTATCAAGGTAGACACGGCACTTTTTTAAATCTCTTATATTCTCGTTATTTTTATGTCTAAATAAATATTTATAAACATTGCCCGTGCAGTAGTTCATAAAGCCCTCTTCACCCAATCTATCTCTTATCAAATCCCAGCACTCAACTATGCCTTGATAGTGTTGGGGACTCGTAACTGATGGATCAGTTATTTTTTCCCGACTTAGGTTTGTTTTGTTTATCATCCTTTTTCTCCTTTTTAAATTTGCCAAAGATGGCTTCATACTGTTTATCAAATTGTTCTTTGCTAACGCTACTTGGTCGTTTACTGCTACCTTTACCCATGTGTGATTCTCTTAAAAGTTATATCCATGTCTCTGGACTTAAATATTTTTTTAGCTTCCATAAGATCAGGGGGTATAAATCGAAATAACTCTTCCATGCTATATAGAAGAGTTTTTTTATCTTTTCCAAATTTCAACTTAAGGCTTGATAACTGCAAATCAGAATCACAAACAATTAAAATATTGTCTTTGTGCTCATAACATTTATAACCCTGTTCAAGTTTTGTATATCCATTCTCTTCGGCTTTTGAGATTAAAACAGCCCAAGCCCTGTACATCATTTCTATCATGTCAATTTTGTTTTTAGCGATTTGCCCTTTTAAGGATTCATCTAATAACATCTCAGCTTTACAAAATTTAATTTCAAGCTCTACGTTTACTAATTTAAAAAGCCTCTTCTTTCCACCCCACTCATCATCAATATTTATTACAAAAGATCGGTAGGCATTAATTTGCTTTATAAAAGATTCATCTAAATAAGATTTCATAAAATTCTTAATCTCTAATACATATAGTGTGTATCTGTGTAGTCCTACGGACTACTACACACACAACACACATATATAATGTATGCGTACACACTTACACATGCCTACACACTTGTTTACACACTTACAATATTTCATGGGCTACAAACTCCTTCAATCGATATCCCTGATGGGATTCAACGCCTGTTACAGTTTTCTTTTGTTCTACTAAATTTGCCTTAACCAGACGTTTTAATGAGTTGTTTATTTCATCTCTGGTAAATTCCTTACCAGAAGAGCTATAACAAGCATGATGACCAAAAGTTTGAGCTGTAAACCACTTTTCTTCTGGAATTGCATCTTGTAAAGCAAGACCATATAGAAGGTTTAAAATCTTAGTATCTACCAAGTGATCCAATTCTTTTGTAGTAAAAATATTTTCATTTGTCTCTATCAACATTCCAGATGTAACCTCAAATCCCTCTCCTATTAAGACCTCTTCATGGAACTCAAACTTCTTTTCAGTCATTCCCATGCCATCTTTATTCTTAGTCTGTTTCATCGTTACCAACATAGAATTATCATTGCCTGCTTTAGTTCCTTTTCTTTCGACAATAAACTCCCCATCAATACTTGCATCTAATACAGAAGAACCCCTAGCCCTGTTAGTGTTACCTCTTCCTGTATGGTGAACCATAAGAACGGTGCAATCGAATGTTTGGATTAATTGATCGCAAGCCTTAATAAACTTATTAACCTCTGAAGCTGAGTTTTCGTCACCTGAATAGCATCTTTGAAACGTATCCAAAATAATTAAACCTATGCTTCCCACCTCTTTTTGTAATAGCGTTATCTCCGTCTCTAGCTTTTGTAATTCATCCGCTTCGTTTATACGAGAGCCTCTATTAGATAGAAATAAGGGCACGCCAGCTAATTTGCCTCCGTGCTCTGACTGGTTATACGCTCCAAGCCTTTGACGAATTCCTGAGACCCCTTCTCCGGCCAGATAGACTACAGGTGCTTGCGTTGCTTTATGTGTATAAAATTCACCGCCTCTGGCGATAGCACACGCCATAGCAATAGCTATGAATGATTTGCCTGATTTGGGAGCACCAAAGACTGTTATTAATTTCTGTTTTTCAAAGCAATTTTCAATTAACCAGTCTGGGCTTTCAATTTGCGACAATACATAATCTGCCCTTTGAAATCTTAGCGACCCGATTGGTAGCTTTTCTTTCTGTTTCTTAATAAAACCTATTAACTCGCCTGAGCTGGCAAAGTAATTGTTCTGATCCGCGTCCCAGAGATCATCTTTTTCTTTAAAATCGTTTGGTGGTGTTATAACTTTGACTTGCATACATCCATTTGCCCTTAGATATTCTGATATCTCTCCGGCACATTTCTTTCCAGCAGCATCATTATCAGCCCATATCCATACCTGTCTTTTAAACAACGGAGACCAATCGGTTTTACTCCAACCTGTAGCTCCTCCATGCCAGCAAGACACATCAAGAGAGTCACCGGCTATAGACTTTGCCCCAAGCATACTCTTTTCACCCTCGCCAACTAACACGGGCATGTCTGGATGGTTGTTTGTAATATATAGCGGAAGCAATCCTGCCGGACGAGACATAAGCCACTTATCACCCATCTTAGTAAAGGGTGCATATTTTTGTTTTATTGCATGTCCTTCTGGAAATCGCATCACCATGAAAGAGCTTGAGTATTTAACCGCAACTATTGATTGCTTATAAAGTGACATCAACTCATTTGAACTGAATGACCTAGCATTGCTTTTAGCAACGGGGTAATTGCCAATAATAGCGGAACTATCGTTTTGCAATGCTGTGTCATAACCAAACTGTTTTAAGATTGTTGTAACATCTTGATTGTGATGTTTAATAAAATCGACCATGCCACCGCCTATATCAGACTCAAAATCAAAGAACGTCCCTGACTCTAAGTTGATACATAGACTTCCCTTAGAGCCAAAACGTAATTCTGTACTAGATGTACTAGTAGGCTCACCGAGTATCTGTTTAGCGATTTCTGGTGCAATTCTTTGCCAATCTATATTTTCCATTAAAATGGAATATCGTCAAAATCTAAACCATTCTCTTTCTCTGCTTCTGCCGCTAAAGAACTGACATCTGCGTTCATGCTTACTTCACCGTCAGAAATTAAAGGCTCAATATCCCATGAAGGTATTACAAAGGTTTCTTTTCTTGGTCTACAACCTATAAATTCAAACTGAGCAATTGATGTCGACCCCATGCCAACCTTCGACTCTTCACTGCCTGTATATTTGTATGTAGGTAATTTGCTTTTATCTTTTTGCCATTCATTCCAACCAAGCTTAAGCATAATCTTTAATGATTCAAATTCACCATAAGTAAATCTATTCCAAAGCAACGGCTTATCATCTATACCATCGACCATTACCCATAAATAGAACGCTCTTTTATGTTCTTCTGATGGCTTTGGGCTTTTTGACCCAACCACATCGTCCCATAGGTAATTATACTGACCATCATAATAACCCCAGCCTGTCTTTAAGGTATCAAAGTCAACCTGTATTGCAGTAAATTTGCATGGTGTCTCGCCTAACCAAAACCCTTTATGCCCGTCTTTCTCTTTTACCTTATGTGATAGGTAACTATGATTTCCACTCTCTAATATTTCCATATTATCTCCTTTTTAATGTATGGTCTTATCCATACTGTTTATATATTCCTTGTAAAGTGTTTGGTAATTCTCCTCTACAAAGTCCTCGAAACTCTTTGTGTAAAATGATCCATGTTCTGAATAAGTGTTTTGCACTTGTCCATATAGCCTTCGACAGAAATCATCAAAATCTTCATTATTTACTATGTACATTTCCCTTGGCCATAATCTCGTCAAACTTCTCACATAGCTCATCAAGTGGGCACATATAAGTTATTTGATTGTTCTTTGGTAAGCTGCTTACTAAGTGGGCTGGGATCACCGCATGTATCTCTTTAAAGTTAAACTTATAAATCAATACCGGAATTAAGTTATCCCCTGAGCTATGTAAAACTTGCTCCCACCAAGACTGGCGATACATATTTGTGTTGCTTACTCCGTATCTTTTAAGCTCTATGCAAAAATTACCTAAATAGATATCAGCCAACCCTTTTACAAACGACTGATCCAGATTTCTCTTAACCCTATTCTCATAATTCCCCAACTCTAAACGTTCATTAATTTTATTAACCATAAGCCTTTCAAAAGCTGCACCTTTAGTT